GAGGATCCTGAATCCGTGCTTCATTATAATTAATCATAGGAGGAAACTATGCCAAAAGAAGAAAAAACAGTTGATATCGATACAACCGGCCCAGGCGCGGAAATCAATATCGAAGAAGAAAAAAAAGAAAAAGAAGAAGTAGAAGTAGTTGAACCGGTAGAAGAGAAAAAAGAAGAAGTTGAAGAGAAACAAGAAGCGAGTGACGAGAAACCAGTAGAAGAAAAGAAAGAATTAGAGGAATACAGCGAAGGAGTTCAACGGAGAATTTCGAAACTAACGAAAAAATGGCGTGAAGCGGAACGGCAAAAAGAAGCCGCTTTGGATTATGCCAAAGGCGTTCAGTACGAGCATTCTCAATTAAAAACCAAGTTTTCAAAATTAGAGCCTAATTATGTGAAAGCTCTTGAAAACAGGGTAACCGCTGGAATGGATGCGGCTAAAGCTAAACTTACTACGGCAAGAGAAGCTGGCGACATTAATGCTGAAGTGGATGCACAAAAGTCAATTGCACAACTCGGTATTGAAGAAGTCAGGTTAAACGCTTTAAAAGATAGACAGTCTCAGGATAAAGAAAAGGAAGTAAGAACACCTACTTTACAGGATACTGTCGGAAGAACTCCACCACCAGATCCAAAAGCTGAAGCATGGGCTGAAAAGAATGCATGGTTCGGGAAAGACAATGCTATGACCTATACGGCTTTTGACTATCATAAAAAACTAACGGAAGACGAAGGCTTCGATCCTAATTCAGAGGAATATTATACTGAAATAGATAAACGAATGAAGCTTGACTTCCCGCATAAATTTGGTAAGACTGATTCACAGGAATCGACTAAACTAACACAAACAGTAGCTTCGGCGAAGCGAAGTGTAAATCCTAGTCGCAAAACTATCAGGCTCACATCATCTGAAGTTGCAATCGCCAAAAAATTAGGTGTGCCACTTGAAGAATATGCGAAACAATTAAAAATCATGAAGGAGGTATAAGCATATGGTTGACGAAAAAATTAAAACTTCCCGTGCGAGTCAGACTAGAGAACAGACAAAACGTAAAGCAGTTTGGACTCCCCCATCATCTTTAGATGCACCCCCTGCGCCTGCAGGATTTCATCACAGGTGGATAAGAGCTGAAACTATGGGCTTTACAGATACAAAGAACATAGCCGGCCGATTAAGATCAGGATACGAGCTTGTAAGAGCTGATGCATATCCAGGATCGGAATATCCAGTGGTGACGGAAGGCAAATACAAAGGGGTAATCGGAGTTGGTGGCCTGTTGCTGGCAAGGATACCAGAAGAGATTGTCAAAGCGCGCGATGAGTATTTTAGAAAAATTACTCAAGACAAAGACGACGCGATTGAAAGCGATCTTATGAAGGAACAGCACCCAGGAATGCCGATCAATGCTGAAAGGCAGTCCCGTGTAACCTTCGGTGGTACTAAGAAAGACTAATTTATTAGCGATTCTTACCCAACGAAATTTTATAAACTAAGGAGTAAATATGGCAAATCAAGACGCAGCTTTTGGTTTCAGACCTACAAGATCACTTGTGGGTGGACAAATCAGAACTGAAGAATATGCAATAGCTAATAACTACAATACAGCCATTTATACTGGTCAAGTAGTTGAAGCGGTTGCAGCAGGTGGTATTGAAGCAGCAGCGGCAGGAGACACACAAGTAGCAGGTGTTTTCGGTGGCGTGTTTTATACTGACCCAACAACAAGTAAACCAACATGGAAAGCTTATTATCCAGCAAGCACTAATGCTTCTGATCTTAAAGCTTCCGTATATGCAGACCCAGAGATCGTGTATGAAGCACAACATTCTGGTACAGGAACAGCAGCAATGAATAATTCAGGAATGGACTTCGCAGGAGTAGCAGGATCTACAACTACAGGTCAATCAACTTCTGAGTTAGACACGTCTGATTCTGGAACCGGTGGTAACTTCAAACAAATCGGAATCTCAAAAGATCCCGAAAATAGCGATACGAGTACAGCTAATGCCAACGCTTATTGCGTTGCCAATACTGGTCTTCATATCTTTAAACTAACAACAGCCGTATAATAGGAGATATATAATCATGGCAATATCACGATCACAACTAGTTAAAGAACTAGAGCCAGGTTTGAATGCACTATTCGGCTTGGAGTACAAAAACTACGCTAACGAACATGCAGAAATTTTCAGTTCAGAAAATTCAGACAGAGCTTTTGAAGAAGAAGTTATGTTATCTGGATTTGGAAATGCTGCTGTAAAACCTGAAGGTCAAAGTGTTAACTACGACGCAGCACAAGAAACTTTCACGGCTCGTTACACGCATGAAACGCTTGCTTTAGCGTTTTCAATCACTGAAGAAGCGATTGAAGATAACTTGTATGACAGACTCGCGTCTAGATATACAAAAGCATTAGCTAGATCTATGGCTAATTCTAAACAAGTTAAAGCAGCAAATGTTCTTAACAGAGCGTTTAACAGTTCATACACTGGCGGAGATGGTTTAGAACTTTGTTCAACAGCACACGTAATTGTTGCTGGTACTGAGCAAAATGAACTAACTACTGCTGCAGACCTTAACGAAACATCTTTAGAGCAAGCAATGATTGACATTGCAGCACTAACTGATGAACGTGGTCTGAAAATTGCGGCTAAAGGAATGAAAATGATTGTTCCTTCTGCTTTGCAATTTACTGCTGAAAGATTGATGAAATCTGTAGGTAGAGTGGGAACAGCTGATAACGATATTAATGCAGTCAAAAACATGGGGATGATACCTCAAGGTTATGTAGTAAATCACTACTTAACTGACACTGATGCATTCTTTATCAAAACAGATGTACCTAATGGACTTAAACACTTCACAAGAGCACCAATCAAAACCGCTATGGAAGGCGATTTTGAAACTGGTAACGTGAGATACAAAGCTCGAGAAAGATACAGCTTCGGCTGGTCTGACTGGAGAGGTATCTTCGGATCACCAGGTGCGTAATAAGTAAATAAGTAAATTAATGAGGCCGCCTTAAAACGGCCTCATTTTAAGAATACAGTAAGAAATACACTATGAAAACCTTCCGAGTACAAATCCGTTACCATGGGCATTATGCAGACTTCACCGTTATGGCTGAAGATAATGCTAAAAGTATCGAACATTCTATCCTTGACAAACTAGGAAAAAATGAGGTATTATTCGAGTCTGATGGATTTACCAATAAAAAAGGTAAATGGATAACTTATGAGGAAGTTATAAATGACACAAGAACTATACAAACAGAAGAAGTCCTTGGAGTTGAGTTGGGAACAAGAGTATAACGAATCAGGTAGATATACTATTAATATGGTCGAAATTGATGAAAAAATTAAAAGTACCATCACTCAGATCAAATTATCAGAATCCCACGAAGCAGATCTTAGAAATAAGATAGAGGACTCAAAAGCACAAGTTTCAGTAGCTACTTAGTCCAAAAAGCTATATACGGAAAACGTCTCCGAATCACATAATCTCTTGCACTCTATTTAAAAAAGAGCTATAAAAAATTACTATACATTTTAAATAAAAAAAATAAGTGTAGACGCGTATAGTCGACATCCCTAGGGACTACATTTATATATTCTAGGAGGAATATAACATGGCTAACACAACTTTTTCGGGACCCGTAAGATCGGAGAACGGATTTAAAACTATAACTAAAACTGCATCAACAGGTGTAGTACATGATAGAACTTATGGTACACCAGCAAAGGATGCAAGAAGAGCTTACTTAGAAGAAGACTTCATGCAAAGACCTGGTATCAATGCAAATATTGACCAAGTCTCTACAGTTGAAGTTCAAAGAGCTTTAAATAGAAACTGGGAAGCATTAGGAACTAACATGACTACTGCTCTATGTACATTTGCGACAACTGGCGCTGGAGTTTTAGTAACAACAGCAACAGCTGATCAAGATCAAGGTATTTTGTTACCACATTTAGATACTGCAGCGACAGCATGGGCAGGAACTTTATGGGGAACAGAAAACTCAGTTCATTTTGAAACATCACTGCAGATACCTGCACTTGATAATCAAAAAGTTTGGACGGGTCTAAAGTTAACTAATGATCAATTAGTTGCTACGGACGCTAACCAAATGTTCTTTAAATATCAAACAGATGCTACAAACAGTGAAGCCTTTACGACTTTTGCTAAATGGCATTTTGTTCATAGTATTGCTGACACTGATTATATTAGTGTATTACCAATTACTGTTGCGATAAACACACCATATCACTTTAAAATTGAAGTTGATTCAGACAGAAAAGCGACAATTTTTGTAAATGGTATTCAATACAATGTAACAACTACAGCGGGCAGCACAGGCGGTACAGCGGTAACAGCGGTACAACCAGGTAAAGCAGTTACTAAAACAGCAGCTTTAACAGACAACATTGATTTAATTCCTTATGTTGGAATTGAAGCAGGAGACGGTGCAGCGGAAGCAGTCAACGTTCACTATGTTGCTTGTAGCAGAAACGTATACGAATAATAAATAAAGACTTTAATTAGAGCAGGGGCTTCGGCCCCTTCTCTCTAACAGGAGGAAAAATGGCAGACGCAGTAACAAGTCAAACTTTATCAGATGGCGATCGAACCGCTGTAATGAAGTTTACAAATATATCAGATGGTAATGGTGAAGCATCTGTAGCAAAAGTAGATGTCTCAGCTTTAACCGCGAATTCACATACAGGAGCCGCTTGTGCAAGAGTTCATATTACACAAGTATGGTAT